TAATATAAATTTTTAGTAGTTCTTAAATAGTTTTTTTTTGGTTTCATTTTTTTACCTCGTTTTGATTTGTTTAACATATTGTATTTATTTACATTAATTAAAATTATTTGCAAGCATAAAAAAAGGGGGCATATAGCCCCCTTTAATTAGATATATATATATTTAATTTAATTTGCGTATTTTTTTAAGATTTTTAACGCTTGTTCTTTACTACACGGCTTACTTAACTTGTGTGACATTAAAGGGCATTTTTCGTTATGTTCTAATTTAAAAACAGCGTGGCCAATTTCATGGAATACTACATGCCTTAAATAATCTGTGCTTTTATAAGCTTTGTCTGTAATCCAAATATTTTTAGCGCCTTGCATTTGGGCAAGGCCTAACATATTTTCGTTGCCTTTTGTTGCTGTGCCTATTCTTACGTTAATTCTAGGCAATTTAACACCAAAGTTTTTTGCTTCATAAATTAAGTTAATAACTTGTCTTCTTAATTTATAAACATAACTATTCATATCATAGTTATTTACTTCTTTTGTTTTCATTTTACCTCTTTTGTTTGTTTTTTTCATATTGTCATATTATACAATATTATATATATGTCAATATAATAATTTCACCTTTTGGTTGTATGAATAATTATAACTTTTAACTTGCAAAAAGCCCCCTTGAACCGTGACCCCTTTTTAAATGCGCGTGAGGGTTGAGGCGTGATTCGTTCGCGTTTTGCCTACGTTTTTGACACATTGACACCGCCTCGCGCCTCGCGATTCGTTATGCTGATTCGATTCTCGTGTGGGTTGTGGGTTATAGCCGTGAGCCGTGGCCATTTTTACAAGGCTCATTTGACAAGCGACCATATTCTTGCCACATTTTTGCCATATTTCGGCCATATTTAATATTTTATTTTTATAGAGCTGAGCTTGAGCAGGAGTCACAAATACAATATGGTATATTTTTAAATGACGATGAAATTAGAAAATTTAACCACGGATCAATTGAGGGCCCGTGTCGAAAAACTTTACATAGAGCACATCAAGTTATGCCAAGATAATTTTTTGTATTTTGTGAAAGAGGTGTGGCCAGAGTTTTTATTTAGAAAAGAAAAAGATCCCACGAAATGGGGACACCATCAAATCATTGCAAACGAGTTTACAAATATATCTTCAAAGAAAAAAGGAAGGCTCATCGTAAACATGCCCCCAAGACACACTAAGTCTGAATTTGCTAGTGTGTACTATCCTGCATGGATGATAGGGAAGTTTCCTAAAATGAAAATAATGCAGGTCACTCACAACGCAGAATTATCAGCAAGGTTCGGTGCTAAGGTTCGTAACTTAATTGATAGCCCAGAGTACAAAAGAATTTTTGGTGACGTACGTTTACGAGCAGATAGTAAAGCAAAAGGACGATGGGAAACAAATCATGGTGGAGAATATTTTGCTGCGGGTGTTGGAGGCTCAATCACAGGACGTGGTGCGGATTTGTTAATCATTGATGACCCACACACCGAACAAGATAGTTTATCTAAGAATGCTATGGAAAGAGTTTATGATTGGTATTCATCAGGCCCCAGACAACGTCTGCAACCAGGAGGCTCAATTGTATTAGTGATGACACGTTGGGCACAAAATGATTTGACGGGGTACTTAATAAAAAATCAAAAGGAAGACAAGGCTGACAAATGGAGACAAATATCTTTTCCTGCCATTCTTCCATCAGGTAATCCAGTATGGCCTGAGTATTGGACAACAGAAGAATTAGAAAAGGTAAAAGCATCCTTACCGATTAGAAACTGGTCAGCACAATATATGCAAAACCCAACTTCTGAAGAAGGGGCAATTTTAAAAAGAGAATGGTGGGTTCCATGGGAGAAAGAACAACTACCCCCTATTCAACATATTATTCAATCTTATGATACAGCATTTTCTAAAAAGGAAACCGCGGATTATTCTGCAATTACTACATGGGGAATATTTTTTAATGAAGAAACAGGAAAACAATGCATCATACTTCTTGATGCTCTAAAAGGAAAATATGATTTTCCAGAACTCAAAGCTGTTGCTTGGGATCAATATAAATATTGGGAACCTGAAACTGTCATTATTGAGGCTAAGGCTACAGGACAACCGTTGTTACAAGAGTTCAGAAGACAAGGTATACCTGCAATTGATTTCATGCCATCAAAAGGCAAGGATAAACATTCACGGGTCAATGCATGTGCACCTTTATTTGAAGCAGGATCAATCTTCTATCCTGAAGGTGAACGTTGGGCGGAAGAAGTGATTGAAGAATGCGCTGCATTTCCACATGGAGAATATGACGATTTAGTGGATAGTACCACTCAAGCTCTTATGCGATACAGACAGGGTAATTTTGTTGAAACACATGCAGATTGGCAGGATGAGCCCCTAGAAATACCTAGGGAGTACGTGTATTACTAAATCTAAGCAAACGTGTTAATATTTTTAAAGTTATAACTTAATTCAAGGAGATCTTAATGAGTAAAAAATTACGTAGAGCCGCAAAAGCACTTGCAGGTGTTGGAGCTGCTTATTTTGGTTCTAAAATGCTTGGTTCTAAAATGGATCAAATGAAAAGAGCCAAAGGTATCGGAACCTCTATGGGTACTGATACTGAGTTCAAAGGAAAAGTTGCCAACCTTACTAAAAAAGGTATGAAAAGAAAAATGGAAACCGTATCAAAGGTGGGTGCACCTAAAACTATGCCAAATAAAAAAACTTTTATGGGTATGAATTTTGGCGTATCACAAACTCCATCAAACTTAAAAACTTTTAAAGAAGCTGAAAAACTAAGAAAATTGAAAACAGGTTTTGGAAGAAATGTTGGCAGATCAGCGCCTTCAGATGCTTTCAATATTACAGGAGCAAAGTCAGGAAAGTTCGTGACAGCGAAGTGTAAACTTGGTAAGAATAAAAAAACAAAATTAGTTTAATGGCAGAAGTTGAAAAAAACAATGAACCTCAAGAAGAGGTTCAAGCTGAAGAAATAGATGTTCAGTTACCTGATGAAACCTTAGAACAAGCAGGTGAACAAATTGATGAAGCTGTAGCAGAAGCTAAGGCTCAAGAAAAGTTTTATGAGAATATCGCTGAGAATTTAGATGAGCGTGTCCTTACGCGCTTATCTTCTCAGCTTGTTACTGATTACAAAAAAGATAAAGTCTCAAGAGCAGATTGGGAGAGATCCTACGTCAATGGTTTAGAGCTCTTAGGTTTTAAATATACAGATATGACTAGACCTTTTCAGGGAGCAAGTGGTGTCACTCATCCTTTGCTGGCTGAAGCGGTTACACAATTTCAAGCACAAGCTTACAAAGAATTACTTCCATCAGATGGGCCTGTAAGAACCCAGGTCGTTGGTGCGAGAACTGAAGAAACAGAACAACAAGCTCAAAGAGTACAAGACTTCATGAACTATATGCTCATGGAGAAAATGGAAGAATACACTCCAGACTTTGATCAACTATTATTTTATTTACCGCTTGCAGGTTCAGCATTCAAAAAAGTTTATTACGATGAAGTAAGAGAACGTGCAGTTTCTAAATTTGTACCTGCAGAAGATTTAGTGGTGCCTTATTATGCAACTGATTTAATGGATTGTGAAAGAATTACACACGTTGTGAAAATGAGTGAGAATGAAATTCTTAAACAACAAAAAGCTGGTTTCTACAGAGATGTAGAAATTATGCCAAAGCAACCTGAAAAAAATGAAATTCAAGATAAATTAAACCAACTAGAAGGTGTGAAACCAAGTGGTGAAAAAGAATATCAATATAATATTTTAGAAATTCATGCAGATTTAGATTTAGATGATTTCGAATTTGAAAATACTGAGAAAAAAGTAAAAACTCCTTACATCATTACGATTGATGAAGGCTCAGGTGAAGTTTTATCTATCTACCGTAACTACAAATATGGTGATGAAAAGATGGAAAGACAAAATTACTTCGTACATTTCAAATTTTTACCAGGATTAGGTTTCTATGGCTTCGGTTTGATACACATGATTGGTGGATTAAGTAGATCAGCAACGTCTGCATTAAGACAATTGTTAGATGCAGGTACATTAGCAAACTTACCAGCAGGATTTAAGTCACGTGGTATTAGAATTAGAGACGATGACCAGCCATTTCAACCAGGAGAGTTTAGAGATGTGGATGCACCTGGAGGAGATATTAGAAATCAGTTTCAAATTTTACCTTTCAAAGAACCGTCTGGTACATTATTCCAATTATTAGGTTTCGTTGTACAAGCTGGACAAAGATTTGCAGGAATTGCGGACATGCAAATTGGTGAAGGCAACCAACAAGCGGCTGTTGGAACAACTATAGCCCTCTTGGAGCGTGGTTCTAGGGTCATGAGTGCTATTCACAAACGTTGTTACTATGCAATGAGACAAGAATTTAGATTATTATCAGGTATTTTTAAAGATTACTTACCCCCAGTATACCCATACGCAGTTTATAACGCTGATCGTATGGTGAAAGTTGTGGATTTCGACGATCGTGTCGATGTCATACCCGTTGCCGACCCGAATATTATGTCGATGGCACAAAGAGTGACCATGGCTAACGAAAATCTGAAGATTGCGTTGTCAAATCCACAATTACACAACGTAAGAGAAGCTTATAAACGAGTATATGAGGCTCTTGGGACAAAACAGATTGATACATTACTTAAACCAGAACCACCGATCATGGCCAAAGACCCTGCAACTGAAAATGCTGAGTCTTTAAGGATGGAAATACCAAAAGCTTTTCCAGATCAGGATCACGATGCACATATCACGGCCCACGGTGCTTTTATTCGTTCAAGAATGGTACAAATGAACCCAATGGTCTATGCATTATTACAAGCACACATTTCAGAACATATTGCATTCCAAGCACACGGTGAAGTAGGTGCGTTTGTTGCAGAAGATCAAATGATGCAACAGTTAAAAATTACAGACCCACAAGCGTACCAAGTACAATTTAATTCAATGGTAGCAAAAAGAGTTGCAGAAATGACCGCAACACTTATTCAACAAGAAGGTGGCTCACAAGATCCTCTTGTTGCGTTGAAACAAAGAGAACTAGATTTAAAAGCGATGGACATTCAAAGACGAGCACAGGAAAATATGTTAGACTTAGAGAGAAAACAATTCGAATTTGATGAAAAGTTAAATTTCGAAGAAAGTAAATTAGAGCAACAACAAGATCAATCCGATGAAAGACTTGAAGTTGCAAGAGACAAAATAAATGTTCAAAGGGAAAAAAATGCTAAAACAAATCAAAAATAAAGTTTGTGAATTAGTTTGTAAATTTTTAGGAATTGTACCGTGTATGTGTAATCATGAGTGCGATTGTAAAAAGGAAGCAAAGAAGTAATGCCTTTAACTAAAAAGGGAAAAGAAATCATGAAGTCCATGCAAAAGCAGTATGGCAAGAAGAAGGCAGAGAAGATCTTTTACGCTTCAAAAAACGCTGGTAAAATAACTGGTGTGGAGAAAAAAATGAAAACTAAAAAAGCATCATTAGGGTTATTAATTGGTTCTCAAGCTGATAAAGTGATGAGAAAATCAAAAGGCGCTAGAAAAGCTGCTGGATCAGGTATGTTTGGTTTAACAGGATTAGCTGCAAGTAAATATTATGAAAAAAAAGCAGGTGGCGAAATTAAAAAATTAAAAGGCGGCGGAGCTGCGATTAAAGGAATTAATTTTAAAGGAGTATTTTAATGTCAGGTAAGAAAAAAGGAGCACCTCCTAAAAAAGGACCAAGCTCAAAAGGAATTGATGCACCTGTAAAAACTATTTTAGAACCAGAAACACTAGAGATGATTGAGTCGTTTCAAAACGACAGAACCATAGGTTTACCAGAAGAAGCATACGAACAAGAAGATCAAACGATTAGAGATGTACCTGGTAAAAGATTAGGCGGAGAAATGTCTTGCCCACATCGTCCAGACGGTATAAAAGGACAAGGTGCAGCAATCAAAGGTTCAAAATTCTCAGGCGTCAAATAGTTACGACCAACTCACCTACAGAGAAAAAATAATATTTTTATCAGGTGTCTTTGATGGAGAAGGCAGCTTTGGTATGTGGTCTGCAGGTAAAGGCAAAAAACGTATGTTTGTTGTTAAAGTTGAAACCACTGATGCAGATATGGTTGCAAGATTTAAGGAAATGTTCGGTGGGATTTTCTTTGCCACTGAGGCTAGACAAAAAGCATACAAAAACAGCTTTACTTGGAAAGTTGTTAGGAGACAGGCTTGGAAGACACTTGAACAAATGATACCATATATGTGTTTAAGAAGGAGACAAAAGTACAATGGCTTGGTTGAATTTATTGAGCATGGCTGTGAAGACAGGAGCTCACATTTACAAAAACAGACAAGAGTCAAAGAGGTTAATAAGTGATGCGCAAAAATTACACGCAGAGAAAATGGCGAAAGGGGAGATCGAGTACCAAACGCTTGTTAAGACTGATCAGCAAAATTCTTGGAAAGATGAATTTGTCTTATTGTTGGTTTCCTCGCCCGTAATTTTACTTATTTGGTCAGTTTTCTCTGACGATCCTCAGATTAAAGAAAAGATTGATTTATTTTTTGAATATTTTAAAAATATGCCTATGTGGTTTCAAATCCTATTCATTTCTGTAGTAGGAGCTGTATATGGAATTAAGGGCACAGAAATTATAAAAAGGGGAAAATAATGGATATAAAAGATTTTAAAAAAATTATAACTGAAGGCTTAAAAAATAAATATAAAAAAACATTAAGCGTATATAGTTATAAGCAAAGACAAAGCCGCCCACGTGTAAAAAAGGATATTCTTCGAGAAGATTAATTCTTGTAAACACATTTTAAACTGATATGTATATTTCATGATTCAAGGCGATAGTTCAGAATATGATTTACTTGCAAAGTGGTGCATGGAATCAAAATGGAATAGCAAGCCTAAAGCGATGTCTTGTGAGATTGGTGTTCGTGAGGGTTTAGGTTCTAAAATTATTTTAGAAAGTTTTAAACCTGAAGTGCATGTAGGGGTAGATCCTTACGGTAATTTAGAATATCAACACTATGACCATACAGGTTCCTATACATGTGATTATACGGATGACATGTATCATAGAATGCTTATTGATTTCGCAAAATACTCAAACTTTAATTTTTATAAACTAAAAGATACAGAATTTATGGAACGTTACCATAATCTTGGACCATATCATTTCGTGCATTTTGATGGGCCACATATGACGAAAGATGTTATCAGAGAAGTTATTTATTTTGCTGATCGTTCAGTGACAGGCACGAGGTTCGTGTTTGATGATTACCCAAAATATAATATGGGAACCATCGGTGATATGCTTGGTCATTGGGACTTTAGAAAGCTTGAAGCAGGACTCAATAAGGTCTGCTATGAGAAACAATGAACTTAGATTTAGATACCTTACAATCTGTAAGAAGATACATTAAAAAACAAATCGAACTAACTAAGAGTGATATTGTGTATGGTGTAGACACAGTAGAAAAGCTGCAGTATTCTAGAGGAAGGCTCAGCGCACTTGAGACGCTGCTACAGGATCTGAAAGACCTGCAGAACACAGAGGAAATGTTCGATGACGATAATAACACCCGATAGCACACTTATTGGAAGTGCTAAAAAAATAAACTCCAATAAAGCTCCAGATTCAAAAGAGGAGCAAATTCCTACTGACCCTAAAGGTATCAAAGAATATCTTGAACTCATTCCAAAACCAGTTGGTTACAGACTTTTAGTTAGACCTTATTCAGGGCCTAAAAAAACTAAAGGTGGTTTAATATTAACTGATAATGCAAGTGAAACAATTCAAATGACAACTGTTGTTGGTCTTGTCGTTGCAATGGGTGATCTTTGTTACAAGGATGAAGATAAATTCCCTTCAGGGCCATGGTGTAAGAATGGAGATTTTGTAATCTATGGAAGATATGCAGGATCAAGATTCAAAACAAAATATGGTGAGCACCGTATTTTAAATGATGATGAAATCATCGCAAAAATAAATAAACCAGAAGACATTCTGCAACTTTACTAATTGGAGGTAACGAATAATGTCAACAGAAGAACTAAAACCAAAGGTACAACCTGAGGTAGAACTTGACTTAGACGACGTTAAAGAAGAACAAGTTGAAGTCAAACAAGAAGAACAAAAGAAAGAAGAAAAACCCGCATCATTAAATGTAGGTGAAGTGGATCTTGGTTATACTTCTTACGATAAAGAACAAGAGAAACCTGAAGTAGAAGAACAACAGGAAGAAGATAAACCTGTTGAAGCTGCACAGGAAGAAAAAAAAGAAGAAAAGCCAACAGACGATTTAAATAAAATGTCTGATTCAATTCAAAAAAGAATTGATAAATTAACCAGAAGATACAGAGAAGCTGAAAGAAGAGAAAAAGCAGCTCTTGATTATGCAAAATCTTTGCAGAAAAAATATTCTGGTGTTGAGCAAAAAATAGACACTGTGGATGAGAACTACTTAAAAGAATTCGATGCTAGAGTAGATGCTCAAAGAGAACAGGTTAAATTTAATCTTAAATCTGCCATTGAAGCAAATGATGCAGATGCAATTATGAAAGCAAACGATGAGTTAACAAGACTTTCTGTAGAGAAAGAAAAAGCACGTTTGCAGATGCAAGAAAAAGAAGCTCAGAAAAAACTAAACGAGGAGCAGGCAAAAGATGCAAAACCTGAGCAAATTCCTGGTTTAGAGACACAACAAGCTCAACAAGCTGAACCTTCAGAAAAGGCAAAAGCTTGGAAAGAAAATAATACTTGGTTTGGTCCTGATAAAATCATGACCAACGCAGCTTTTACTATTCATGACGATCTAGTGGCCATGGGTATTGATGTAGAAAGTGACGAGTATTATAATGAAGTTGATAAACGAATGAAGGAAAATTTTCCACATAAATTCGTTTCATCAGAAGAACCAGCGCAACCTAAACCCGTCCAAAAAGTTGCATCAGCTGGGCGAAAGCAAGAAGGACGCAAAACTGTGAGACTCACCAAATCACAAGTTGCAATAGCAAAAAAATTAGGGGTGCCACTAGAAGAATACGCTAAATTCGTGAAGGAGGGAAAATAACATGACTAGCGAGAATAAAAGAACTTCACGCGCTTCAACAGAGAAAAAACCGTTGAGAGCCAAACCTTGGGTCGCTGCATCAAGTTTAGATGCGCCACCTGCGCCTGAAGGCTTTGTACATAGATGGATCAGAGTTACCACTGCTGGTGCCGATGATACAAGAAATGTAACAAAGAAGCAGAGAGAAGGTTGGGAATTTGTAAGAGCCGAAGAGATTAAAAATCAATTAGGTGATCACGATTTTCCAGTTATTCAAAAAGGAGAAAACGCAGGATTAATTGGCCATCATGACTTAGTGTTAGCTAGGATCCCGATTGAGGTTGTCGAGCAAAGAAAAGAATATTTTGCTCAAATGACAGAAGAGAGAATGAAAGCTGTCGACAACGACGTCATGAAGGAGCAAAGACCAGAGATGCCTATTAATATTAGTAGACAATCTCGCGTTACTTTTGGTGGTGGTTCGAAGCAATAATTTTTTGCTCTTCCAACACAGAGTAGCTGTTTTAAACTTAATAACTAGGAGAAAAAAACAATGGCTAATGTAGCAGAAAAATACGGTCTTAAACCCGTAAGAAAGTTAGATGGCTCTCCATTTATTAATGCACAAAACAGATACAGAATTGCAAGCTCATATGCGACTGCGATTTACCAAGGGGATTTAGTAATTCCTCAAGCTGATGGTACAATTGCAAGAGCAGTAGCTGATACTTCTGAAACTGTTTTAGGTGTATTTAATGGAGTGTTCTACACTGACCCTACGACTCAGAAGCCAACTTACTCGAACTATTATCCAGGTTCAGTTGCGGCTAGCGACATCGTTGCTAACGTAATTGATGACCCACAAGTAGTTTACAAAGTTGATTCTAACGGAGCGTTTGCTGTAGATGACATCTTTAAAAACTTTGCAATAACAACAGGAACAGGTAACACTAAAACTGGTATATCTGAAGTTCAATTGGACTATGATAACTCTGGTTTAACAAATAGTGGAACTGTCCTACAAGCTATCGATATTTCACAAGATGTGTCAAATAGCGAAGCTGGTAGTGCAAACGTAGATGTGTTAGTGAGAATCGTATCACACTTCTACGATGCAGGAACAGGAAGATAGGAGAATAAAATATGGCTATATCACGATCACAACTAGTCAAAGAACTAGAGCCAGGTTTAAATGCCCTATTTGGCCTGGAATACAATAGGTATGACAATGAGCATGCTGAAATCTTTGCAACAGAAACATCTGACAGAGCTTTTGAAGAAGAAGTAATGTTATCTGGTTTCGGAACTGCGCCAACAAAATCAGAAGGTGCTGGCGTAACTTTCGATAACGCAACAGAAGCATACACTTCAAGATACTCACACGAGACAGTAGCTCTCGCGTTTGCTATCACTGAAGAAGCAATCGAAGATAATCTGTATG